AGCTCATCACGCTGCCTGACGGCACCAGCGTGGGCAGCTACAGCGAAGCCTACCGGGCATACACCGAGGCCAAGTGGGTTTTCGAGGTGCTGCCAGTCACGGTCAACACCCGGCGCAAGAAGACACCGCAGATCAGCAGGCGGGACTACATCTTGGCGGTACAGGACAAGCGTGGCCAAGCCGCGGCCAACGAGCTGGCCAACAACGTCACCAAGCTATGGAAGGCATCCAAATGAAAGAGGTATATGAATGAGCTGGCTCTTTTCGCAGGCGCTGGTGGAGGAATACTTGGCGGCAAATTGCTTGGATGGAGAACAGTCTGCGCCGTTGAGTGGGAGCCATACCCAGCAAGCGTACTGTGCGCCCGACAAAATGACGGACTTCTCCCGCCTTTCCCGATTTGGGATGACGTATGCACCTTTGACGGAAAGCCTTGGCAAGGAATTGTTGACGTTGTTTCGGGAGGATTTCCATGCACAGACATTTCCATTGCAGGCCGAGGCGCAGGACTTGATGGAGAAAGTTCCTCCATGTGGTATCACATGGCGCGGGTGGTTAGCGAAGTTCGACCCAGATTTGTATTTGTGGAAAACAGCCCAATGCTCATTCATAGAGGAATCGGGCGAGTGCTTGGAGACCTTTCCTGTCTCGGGTATGACTCGCGGTGGACTGTTATGGGAGCGTATGACGTTGGAGCGCCGCACCAAAGGGATAGAACGTGGATTGTGGCGCACTCCCGACACTGGGGGGGGGGACATCTGGAATCCTCAAACAAGGCCAGAATCATCGAAAAAACGGTCAACCCATCCAAATCAGATTGGTGGATCAAGTGAACAATTCAAGACTATGGCCCACGCCAGTACAGAGGATGTACAAAGACAGCGGAAGTCCCTCGGAATACGCCAGGAACGAGATACCCCTAGCGGCACAGGTTGGTGGGCCACTGAACCCCGATTGGGTCGAGTGGCTGATGGGGTGGCCGCCAGGGTGGACAGACTTAAAGCCATTGGAAATGGACAAGTTCCAGCAGTGGCAGCAGCAGCATGGAGAGTTCTAAGTGAACGCAATGACTGAGCCAACCCACTTCACCCTGCCAAAGAAGCCAAAGATCAAGGAAGAGCCTTTGGCACCAGACCAGCGAAAGATCGCGGTCATCCCGATCAAAGCATGCACCGACAAGGATCTAACACCCGGCATGATCAAGTCACTCATCCTGATTTGCAGCTACATGAACCGGTCTGGCATCACTTGGGTTAGCCAAAAGACCATGGCAGACAGGCTCGGCATCAGCCAGCAAGCCATCAGCAAGCACCTTGTCAAGCTGACCAAGGCAGGCTACCTAGAGATCCTCAAGAAGCCCATGCCCGGCGCAAGGTACACAACTTGGCGTGTCATCTTCGACCCAACCATCAGTGCCGAGGATGCAGTCAGCATCACCAGCGCCATCGAAGACACAAGGCCACCCTACATGAAAGAACAACAAGCCATGCAGGCAGAACAAGCAGACAAAGAGGGCCAAGCCAGAGTCGCCCAAGCTATTAGCAAAGTACTCAAGCAACCCAAACAAAGGTACACCATCATGCCCAAGTCAGGCGAAACAATCACAGTCAAAAACATGAAAGCAGCCATCAACAAGGCACAAGCCAAGGGAGCACAGGCACAACCCCCAGAGGTTGTACAACAAGACAGCAAACAGGCACAACCAGAGCCTGTGGATAACTTTGTCCAGATACAACCTGAAGGCGTTTATGGCACAACCTCTGAGGGTTGTAGAGAACACATAGAACAAGGGTTGCTGTTGTCTTCTGTGGATAACTTTAAAAAAGAAGATGCAGACATGTCTGTATTGAACAACCAAGAAATCGCACAACTTGTCAGCGACGGCATGACAGCACAGCAGATTAGATACAACCTTGAGGTGCTGCTGCCGCTGTACCGAGCCGAGGGTATCACACCCAGCAGCCACGTCCTGATGGCAGGGATCAGACAACTGGTGGCAGACACCCGATGACTGGATGCCTCGCCAAGCCCTTGGATGGTGCCATGCAGACTAGACAGCATGCTGACCTAGGCACAGGTAGCCAGTCATGTGCTCAGCGCCTTGTAGGCCGTTGTAGACAGCCTGTACAAATGGCATACGAACGTATGGATTCTGTACAAGCAGGGTGCGACAAGGGGTGTCTGGCTGCCAGCGGCAGGGAAAGCCGCATGTTTGCTGGCATCCCGGCAGGCAGGCCGCGGCAGGGCTGCGCCACAGGGATCGATACCCTTGCCCCCCGCCCCCTCACCGTAGCGATGGGGGGTCTGAATGAAATTTTCCCTTCTTTTTCTTGGAAGAGTTTTCCCTTGTTTTTCACTGGAAGCTAACCCTTCCCTTTTTTTTCATGTGTAGGACAATAACCAAAAGGAGCATTTGCAATGCAAGATGACCGCGAGATTAAGCCTAGTGAGGGCAAGGCTTGGAAGAACACTGACAAGACTGAGACATGGCACGGTGACTACAAGGGCACGTTTGTGATGCCTGATGGCACGAAGCACTTCCTTGACCTGTATGTGAACAAGAAGGATGACGGCGGGGTTTGGTTCAAGCTCAAGGTGGGCAAGGCCAAGATGTCTGCTGCTGTGGTGCCTGAGTATGGTGCTGCTGTTGCCCAGCCGCAGCCAAAGGCTGTAGTGCCAGACCTTGATGATGACATTCCATTTTGAGGGGTTGCTATGACTAAAAAACAAGGTGGTGGCGGTAAGCTTGCGAGGACTGAGGTGTTAACGATGAGGCTTGACCGGCGACTAAGGTACTTGCTTGAAGTTGTATCTCGCCAGCAAAGACGTACTGTAAGTTCTTACATTGAGTTTGCAATAAGTCAGGCAATAGAAAGGGAGCAGATACGACCTAGCGGCTCTGATGTCTGGACTACTGTTGGCAGTGAGGCTGAGTATTTGTGGGATGTTGACGAGGATGAGCGATTAAAGAGGCTTGCTCAGCGTTACCCTCATTTATTGAACTTTGATGAACAGGTTCAGTTAAAGGGGCTGACATGAACAACCCACCAGCATTTCCAAACGAAAGCAACGCAGGAAATATTTGGAACGACAAAGGCATGAGCCTTCGTGACTACTTTGCGGCCAAGGCGTTGCAGGGCTTGCTAGCCAACGGCGAATATTGGGACGATGTAGGCGGCACCGACTCAGCCAAAAGTGCAGCCTTGGCCTACTGCCACGCAGACGCAATGATGAAAGTCCGTGATGCGCAGGGTTAAGTCAACCGTGATCCCGCCCCTGACCAACTGGGGTGGGGTGAGGTCTGTGCAGCGCAGGTTGGAGCGGTCTTCGACCATCATGGCCAACAAAGAGGCTGTGGCCTATGCGTTGCTGAGCATGGCCAACACCAAGCTGACAGACATCATGTCTTGGGATGAGCAGGGCAATGTGACTGTCAAGCGCTCAAGTGATATTCCTGAGCATGCACTGCATGCGATCAAGTCTGTCAAGGTCAACAGCAAGAAGGACTCTGATGGCAATGTGTACTCCACGCTGGACATTGAGCTCTACGACAAGGTGGGTGTCTTGCGTCTGCTGGCCAAGGCAAGTGGACTGCTTGACAACCCGGACGACGGCAGCGAGAAGCCGTCTGTGATTGATATCAATGTTGTGGCACCAAGGGGGGAAGCATGACACAAGATGAAATCATTGAGATGGCAATGCTTGAAGCAGAGTTTGTTTCACATGGAAAGCCAAGTGACGAAGACAGTGAATTGTTTGTTTGTGTTGATAAAGACATCTATAAATTTGCCAAACTGGTGGCCGCCAAAGAACGCAAGGCTTGTGCTCAACTTTGCGATATGAACAGTCACAGCCCGATAGACATGGCGGCAATACTGGCAGAAGCCATTAGAGCCAGAGGTGAGTCATGACACAAGATGAAATCATTGAGATGGCGTTAGTTGTTGGAACAATTGAAGATGGTGATTTTTTTGTGTTTAAACATCATGAACTTGAAGCCTTTGCCAAACTGGTAGCCGCCAAAGCCGCAGCCAAAGAACGTGAAGCCTGTGCAAAGATTATTAGTTCAAAAAAATATTTTCATATTCCAAAAAAAAATCAACTTTGGTTATTGCTATTAGAAATTTCCGATGACATCAGAGCCAGAGGTAAAGCATGAGCCGTACCAAAGAGATGTCCGACAAGACTGTGCCGATGGCTGGCTTGAACCTAGACTTCAGCGAGTCGCCGGTGATCTACGACTTCATTCAGTCCAAGAACTTTGTGCAGGGGATCATGGGGCCGGTGGGGTCGGGCAAGAGCTACGGGTGTGCAGCAAAGATCTTCATCAAAGCTGTTCAGCAAAAAGCCAGTCCGATTGACAACGTCAGGTATTCCCGCTGGGCGATTGTCAGGAACAGCTACCCCATGCTCAAGACGACAACCATCAAAACATGGCTTGACCTATTCCCAGAAGGCACCTTTGGGCCTATGTTGTGGACACCACCCATCACACACCACATCCGCTTGCCTGCCCGTGAGGGTGCAGCTGGCATTGACTGCGAGGTCATGTTCCTTGCCCTTGATCAACCCAAAGATGTCAGGAAGTTGCTGTCCTTGGAGCTGACAGGTGCTTGGGTCAACGAGGCTAGGGAGCTGCCCAAGGCTGTCATTGATGGCTTGACCCACCGGGTTGGCCGGTATCCGACAAAGCGCGATGGCGGCGCTACTTGGCACGGCATCTGGATGGACACCAACCCTTGCGATGACGACCACTGGTGGCACAGGATGGCCGAGAAGGAGAAGATGAGTGGGGCCTATGCGTGGAAGTTCTTTCGACAGCCCGGCGGCGTGGTGCCTGTTGACGTTGAGAACCTGCCCGACATGCCCGAGGCCAACGATCACATCTTTGCGTCGGGTAAGTGGTGGAAAGTCAACCCCAAGGCTGAGAATATCCACAACCTGCCGCCCGGGTACTACCAGCAAATGCTGCTTGGCAAGAACCTGGACTGGATCAGGTGCTATGCGGGGGGTGAGTACACCTATGTGCAGGAAGGACGGCCTGTTTGGCCAGAGTATGAAGACTCAACCATGTCCGGTGAGACTGAAATTGACCCCAATGTGCCTATACAGGTGGGGCTTGACTTCGGATTAACCCCTGCTGCCACCATTGGACAGCGTTTGCCCAACGGCAGGTGGCTGATCCATCAGGAAATCGTGACCTTTGACATGGGCTTGGAGCGCTTTGGCCACCAGCTGCTGGCTGAATTGAACCAGCGCTACCCTAATCACCAAGTAATGATCTGGGGTGACCCAGCCGGTATGGCTAGAGATGCTATTTACGAGGTCACAGCCTTCGATTACCTCAAAACCTTGGGGCTGCGAGCACAACCCACCGCCAGCAACGACTTCAAGGTGCGAAGAGAGGCCTCGGCTGCGCCCATGCAGCGACTTATTGCTGGCAAGCCGGGGCTTATTGTGAACCGCGAGTGCAAGCTGCTGCGCAAAGCGCTTGCAGGTGGCTATCACTTCAAGAGGGTGGCTGTTGGCGCTGGCCAAGAGCGCTTTAGGGATGCCCCAAATAAAAATGAGCACTCTCACATTGGCGACTCCTTCGGCTACCTGATGCTGGGCGGCGGCGAATACAACCGCATGACCCGCACCCACCAGCTCGGTGGCCGACCCATGGGCCAGTCCAGCGCCAGCACCGACTTTGATGTATTTGCATGAGTTGATATCACTCTGATATCAGTCACTTGCACTCTGTACAAATTTCAATAGAATCTTTTGGATGATAGATATTGATCTGGGCGTGGTGCATCACTTTTCTGCTGGCTTGTACGCAAAGCAGATGCTGTTGCCAGCAAAGCACTATGCAGTTAGTCATGCGCATGCCTATGACCATTTAAGTATCTTGGCCAAGGGTGATGTGACGGTGGAAGTTGAAGGGGTGAGAACTGAATACAAGGCACCTGCCTGTATCAATATTCTTGCTGGGCATCATCACATCATCACAGCGCATAAAGACAGTGTTTGGTTTTGCATTCATGCAACTGATGAAACAGACGCAGACAAGATTGATGAAGTTTTATTTGGGAAATAACTATGTTAATTGCACTTTCTATTCTTGCAGGTTCGTATTATTCCGCTGACGAGGGGCGAAAGTCACGCCGTCAAGCCGAATCAGATCAACGCAAATTACTGGCGCAGCAATCTTCCGATCAAGCTGCCATGCGGTTTGAGTTGTCTAAGCAAACGGCTGAATACGCAAAGCAAGGTGCTTCCATGGAGCAGCAAGCACAGACAGCGCGGCAGCAGTTTGAATCATCGCAAACCAACTATGCAAACAATAAGTTGGAGATGGAGAAGAAAGCCAAGGAAGTGCAGGCCGCAGCAGATGAGGAGCGCCGCAAGGCAGCAGCTGCCGAAGCATCTGCGCTCAAAGCTCGCACCCGTGGTGGTCGTAGATCATTGTTGTCAGGCGAGCGCATGGACGCGGAGCTTGGTGTCGCTACTGACCTGAGTAACGGTGGAATGAGGTTGCAGTAATGGCTACCCTACCCCAATACAAACAACGCCAGATTGCCAGACGCAGCACATCTGATATTAGCAAGCTGGCTAAGCAATACAAATCAAACTTAGATTCAATTACGGGTGAATATCAAACAGCATTCACAGGTTACCAAGCTGGCGTGACTGAGCAAATGAAGCCCTATGAAGCGCAGATTGCAGCTTATAAAGATTCACTGCTGCCAACTTATGAAACACAGAAGACTGCATATAAAAAGAAGCTTGATGACTACAACGTATTGCTTGCAGAAATAGAAAAAAATCCTTTGATTAAAAGGCAGGGAACCCGTCGTGAGGCTGAGCTTTTGCCATCATCTTCACCACATTTAGGCCCAGGTGGTGCCGGTGGTGGTTTGCAGTATGGATTTGTTGAGCGCCCGTATACCTATTACGAAGAAAGACCAATTCCTAAATTTACAGACAAGGCACCTAAAACGCCCGACATACCAGTAGCTCCAGAGATTGCTGCATTTGACTCAACTCAGTATGAAGCCAGAAAAACTGAAGCAGGTAGCGCGTTAAAGCGCGAGATAGGCGAGCGCCGAGCGTCAAAAATAAGTGCCGTGTCCCGTAGAAACGCAAGACCACTTCTCTCAGGAGCAAAACCATGAAGGAAGTCTGGGACAAGCCACGGCCTAAAGATCTAGGCAAGCCCAAAGAGCTGTCTTCTCAAGAGAAGCGCAACGCCATGAGGCGAGCCGCCAAGTCAGGTAGACCCTACCCCAACTTGGTGGACAACATGGCAGCAGCCAGAGAGAAGAAGTGATCATGGAATACGACAAAAACACATTTGGCGGTATGCGCCTGACCCCAGAGCAGATCTTGAAACGGCAGGTCGCCGCCCAAGCAAAGAAGGACGAATTCCAGCAGCTCTACCAAGATGCCTATGAGTTTGCCCTACCCCAGCGCCAGCTATACGGTGTGTGGGAAGGTGGCGCTACGGGCTCCAAGAAGATGCAGCGTGTGTTTGACTCTACCGCCATCAACTCTACTCAGCGCTTTGCCAATCGCTTGCAGTCTGTGGTGTTCCCGCCCCAGCGTAAGTGGGCAAAGCTAGAGGCTGGCTCCGGTATCCCAGAAGATAAAAGGCAGCAAGCTCAAGCGGTGCTTGAAAAATACCAAGACAAGATGTTCACCATGCTGAACCAGTCCAACTTTGACATTGCCATGGGCGAGTTTCTTTTGGACTTGGCCGTCGGCACCGCATGCATGATGGTGCAACCCGGCGACGATGTGCAGCCACTCAACTTCATACCTGTGCCCCTGTTTTTGGTAAGCTACGAGGAAGGCGCAAACGGCCAAGTGGACAACGTCTACCGCCGCATGCGCATGAAGGGTGAGAGCATTCAGCGCCAGTGGCCAGACGCAGACATATCAGACGATATTAAGCGCCGCATTGAGAACAAGCCGACTGATGACATAGAGTTGTTAGAGGCCACGATCTACGATTACAAGCGTGGCGACTACTGCTATCACGTTATTGACAAAACATCTAAGCACGAACTGGTCTACCGCCGCCGCAACATGAGCCCGTGGGTGATCAGCCGGTACATGAAAGTGGCCGGTGAGATCTATGGCCGTGGCCCGTTGATGACTGCTTTGCCCGACATCAAGACGCTGAACAAGGTCAAGGAGCTGCTGCTGAAAAACGCATCTTTGGCCGTGGCCGGTGTCTACACCGCAGCTGACGACGGTGTGCTGAACCCCAACACAGTCAAGATTGTGCCGGGTGCAATTATTCCCGTTGCTCGCAATGGTGGCTCGCAAGGCCCTGCCTTACTTGCCCTACCCCGCTCTGGCGACTTCAACGTGTCCCAGCTGGTGATCAACGACATGACTCAAAGTATCAAGCGGATCTTGCTGGATGAGTCGCTGCCACCCGACAACATGTCTGCACGGTCTGCCACCGAGATCGTCGAGCGCATGAAGGAGCTGGCGCAAAACCTTGGCTCAGCCTTTGGCCGCTTGATCAACGAGACCATGATTCCCGTCACGGCCAAGATCTTGGAAGTCATGGACGAGCGTGGCCTGATCGACATGCCGCTGCGGGTCAACGGCTTGGAAGTCAAGGTCACCCCAGTGGCACCGCTGGCCATGGCGCAGAACATGGAAGAGGTCAATTCAATCATGCAGTACATGCAGATCAGCCAGAGCTTGGGCACCGATGGCCAGTTGGCAATCAAGACTGACGTACTGGTGGACTATTTGGCTGACAAGTTGGGTGTGCCAGCCGCCGTGCGCAACACCGCAGCCGAGCGAGCTGTGCTCATGGAAGAGATGCGCAACCAACAACAGCAGCAAGCCATTGCACAAGCCA